CGACTTGAGATTTCCATAGAGCATCTCAAAGTCAGCATCAGAAGGCATCTGGAACATATACTTCACCATATTCTTATAAGGAATCTGGTAAATATCTGCCTTATCTTCATGAGAACCAGGAAGAAATCCAATCTCACGAGTAGCGACTAGTGAGCGTACAAGATAGATTCTTTCATAAGGAGTTTGCTCATCAAGAACATCTTGAAGTGCATTGTACAGAGTGATAAAAGTCTTACCCGTTCCAGCACACCCGTATGCAACAATATGTTTACCGTCAGTATAAGACTCAAACAAACGCTTTTGGTTTTCTGTAAGAGGGTCAATATCAACCAAGTATTCAGAACTTAGAGGTTTTCTCCTCTTCATTTGTTTTGCAGTCAGACCAACTCCGATTGGTTGATCAACGTTGCCTCTTTTTCTTCTTGCCATATTAGAGTTTTTTTACTTGTGATTTTGGTGCCTTACTAGCTTTTTCTAAAACAGTGTTCCATGAAGGGTGCTTTGAGATTAATTTATTTTGCCAATCTCCTACCTCTCCAGGAGAAGGGCAAGTAGAAGGATCAGACCAGTCACGTGACCAGTCTGGGTTATCTTTTTTCCACTGGTCCCAGACGTGGATACTCATTTCCACTTCTTTCTGTTCACCAGTTTTTGTATTCACTACAGGATATACAGGGCACATAAGTTACGAATTCAAGATAATTTATTTAGACCCACTCAAGGGCTTCGGCAACTGTTGGAAATTGTTCAGTAAATACCTTCTTACATTCCAGAGCAATGTCCATATGCTCTTTCTGAGTTCCATTTTTTTCTCTGAGATTGATGTAGTGAATCCAACTACGGCAAGAACCAGTCATGTAGATGCGTGTGGGCGTCGCTAAGGGCAATACGAACCTTGAACACTCCTTTGCTATCCCATGAGCAAGAAGTTCCTTGTAGAGTTGCATAGAGTGTGCAAAATGATCTTGAATCTTGCTTTGAAGAGTCAGTTTTTCATATTCTGGAATATCGTCAATCGAATTTTGACGATTCTTTGTATCCTGACGGCGAAGTTCGGGAACAGGAATATAATCACTCAACAAAGAAGAATCGGCATACCGCTGCGAAAACTCTTGAAATGTGAAACTACGGTGGCGGAGAATTTGAGCAGCAATACCACGATTTGTTTCAATCTCCAAACTCATAGTACTTTGCTCAAACACACTCCAATGATTGTGCTTAATACAATAACGTAGCAAACCCGCATAGTTTTCAGAATCCTGATTCGCTGGATTAGAAACTCTCGCAATATAAGCCATTGTTTGTTCTGCATCGGGAGTTACACTGATAAGTTTTACAGTCATTTACCAAATCCTTTTGATGTTTGTGCTTCTAAGTTTGCGATCTCTTCTTTCACGACTCGCAACTGGTTTTTCATTTCTCTAATTTTTTCATGCGTATAAAGATGGTCTTGGTTGACCAGTCTTTCTAGCAGTTTTACAAGTTTCTTTGCTCTAGTCAGTGTATCCATCGTCATCAAATACTTCGTCGTAATCTAGTAAAGGTCTTTTGGTTACTTCTGGTTCTGTATACTTTTGATATGCGGAAACATCAGAATAAACTTCTGCTTTGAGAGAATCTACCAATAGTTCTAGATTACGGACAATCAGTTTGAGTTTGTCTTTATCCATAAGTTACTATTCTCTTCAGGCATTTTACCATAAAAAAAGAGGGGTAGTCAACCCCCCGTTTCATTATGACTTGCTTAACAACTCCCTACAAATTCTTTTACAAGTTTGTTTTTCATCATCACACTCAATCAAACAATTAAAATAATCATTAACTAAGTCGTTCTGTTCATTAGATCGTTCTACTGTCTCCTCAAATTGTTTCCATCCAGCTAATTGATTGTAAGAGATTAGGTTGTGCATAATAACCTCCATGCACATAGAATAACATAACAAAGGGGTTTTCGTTCATACGCTTCACCTCTATATTCTACTACTATCTAGGTGTTTTGTGTTGATTCCTTAACAATAATTTATGCCTACGAGTTTATACCCATAAAAAAAGGAGGAGATCAACCCCTCCGATTTCTACTTAAATAAAAATTGAATATAAAGCGACAATAAAACAAGTACAACCGCAGATCCTGCGGCAATTTGTAATATTGCAAACATCACTTTGCTCCAACAAGTTGTGCTAGTTGTGCTTTGTGACGACGATCTTCTTTTTGTTTCTGTTCTTTAATAAGTTGTAGGAAGTTTAGCTTTTGCATCACTTATGACCCTCTTTTACAAACTTAACACCGCGATAGGTTTCGTTGTATTGTTGGGCTTGTTGTTGCATTTGCTGTTGGTATTCAATACGCTTTTGAGTATCGTATTCAACACCACGATATACGACTTTCGACATTGGTTTTCTCCTTAGTTTTTTAGGTTAAAGAGCGTTCCTTCAGTCGGCTTTTGCGTCTATTTTACACTCTTTTGGAGTAATCTGTTTAATTTCCCAAATCAAGTCATTTTTTGCTTGTTTTGGAATATCAACTTTATGAATTCTCCCAACCATTAACTGTGCTTGAAGGCAAGTTAAAATGAGTGTTTCCATAGATGAACGGCTTCGTTCCGAGTCGGCTTACTTCCGTCTGGTTTTCCAGATGAACGTAGAGGTATTATACCTCGTTACGATAATTTATACAAGTTTTTTTGTAAAATGCGATACAATTTTAAAAAAACTTTAAGAACTCAAAATTTTGCCGGAAAAATTACCACCAATTTGGGAGACTACTTCCGCTTTTTGGTTTTAGGTGCCTGATAACCCCAGGTCTTTGGGTTAATTGTCCCATAACCAAAGTCAATATTCTTCAGGTTCTCACGAAACTTATCCCAGTACATATCAAACAGTTTGCTTCTGCTACCTCTGGTCAAATCAAAACACATCTCACCATCAACAGTATATTTTACAATATAAGCGTCTCTGGGTGCCTCCTTGGTGCAGACATCAGTATAAGAACCATTTTCAACAAGAATCTCACATCCGTAACGTGACTTACAAGTTTCTTTTTCTACTGATGTCCAATGTTCCATATTCTTTTCTATGTCTTGTGGTTTTTCAACTACATTCACGAACGTCCACCCCAAATAATATCAGGGTAAGCTAGAGATACAACTTCTTTATCGATCTTGTACTTTGTTTCTAGTTTCTTATCTTTTACAAGACAAATGATTTCTGCCTCAAGAGGATGAAGACCTTGAAGAAGATTGATAAACATCGTTTCTCTACGAAGAGAACTCAGACTATCATTACCACCTTTTACAAAGTTGTAGAACTTCGTATACTCTTTACGAATTGAAGAACGTCCTTGATCTTGTGAACCAAGTGAGTTTGTACCAAGTTCTTCCATCTTTTCGACTGCATCAGCAATCTTTTCACTCAGAGTTCCTTTGAATGAATCCATCTCATTCACGGCAGAATAAGGAACATCTCCAGGTGGAAGTGCCGATCCAATCGTCTCATCATAGTTCCAAATGAACAAGGTCTTCAAGCAAGGGTGAGCATACTTTTGAAGTGCTTCTACTTTCTTTTCGTTGCTCTTTAGATTTGCAGCGATATTTAAAATTTCAAAGACAAAAGGGTTTGCTGGAAGTTCTGGAATGGATTCAGCAATTACTTTTGCCTTTGGTGCTGCTGGTTTTTTAGGAGTAGATGGGGTTTTCGCTCTACTCTTCGTCGTCGTCGTTGTCATAATTTTCGTCGTCAAAATAATCTGGATTAAATGAAATAGCTAAAACTTCATCGGGAATTACATTACCATTCTGATCATAGAATTCTGGATGTAGCTTCGGAATTTCCCGATAGTTCATCATATATTCTCTTGCTACCCAACCTGTTACGAGTCCCACTATAAGAAACAAAACGGTTAGAAAGGAACCGAAAACTAAACTAACTGCTAACATTTCTTTTTTCTCCGGGAAACTACTTGTCTTTTCCTAGACTTTAAGGAAAACTCAAAATAGATAGTGACTTCCCGATTCAGAAAGCAAACTATCTTTTCAAAGATAATATGAAACGGTTGTGTTTGCTTTCTTTTCCCTCCATTAAGTATGAGTTCAATACCACGGTTAAAGTGGTCGTCAGTTTTATTTATGTTCGTCTCAGACGATTTGGTTTTCTTTGAGGAATTTGATTGTCTCAACGGATCCTCCTAGTTTTTGTTCATCACAAATGACTTGAGGAAATGTTGAACCTTCCCCAAACTCAGCATAAAACTGCTCACGTGTAAAATCTTCTCCTAGATTATAAACGACGTGTTGCAATTTTGTCAACTCTAATACTTGTTTGACTTTTATGCAGTAAGGACAACCGTCTTTCGAATAAACTGTGAACTTCATATTTCTTATGAGACTATTGAAATTTATAAGAGAAAAAAAAGAGGGTATAAAACCCTCTTCGTTAACCACCAACTCACCTCTCCCACCACAGAGAAGTGGTCTTCATTCCCAAAGTTACAAGGATGTTGAAGACCTTGTTATTATAACGGGTTTTATTGAAACCGTCAACCCCTTGACGAAGTTGGATTTTATAAGTAGACTCACCTTTGTCTGGGTTGAAGAGAAATAATAACTTGAATTAATTCTTAAACTCTGATATAATACTCAAAAATATTTTTAATATGGCTCAAGACGAACTACTATCACTCTTTCCCACACCAGTCTTGATTGCTCAGTATCCTTTACCTTTTGAAAAAGAGTTAGAGTTTATTCGCAATCTTCCTTGTCGTAGAGAAAACAAGGGTGGTGATGCAGGTAATGTGATTCATTATAACAGACAATCGGAAGATACGTTTGTCTTGGATAAACCAGAACTCGGTAATATCAAAGCATTTATTGAGTCAAAGATTCATAAGTTCGTGACTGAAATTATGAGTTCTGATAATCAACTGGTGATTACACAGTCTTGGATTAATAAGTCTGGTAAAGGTGAGTCTCATCATGAACATGTTCATCCAAATAGTCTTGTAAGTGGTGTCTGGTATCCAGTTATCAATGAACAACTACCACCAATTCAATTTCGGAGTAAGGCACAAAGAGATGTATCTTTGAGTGTTCAGAAGTACAATAACTTCAACAGTGCTACGTTCTTGTTACCGATGAAATCAGGTGAACTGATTATCTTTCCAAGTAACCTGACTCATAGTGTGCCTGCAAACCAGTCAGAAACTGAACGTATCAGTCTGTCGTTTAATACTTGGGCAAAGGGTAGTCTTGGTGATATTAACTCTTTGACTTATCTACCACTTGAGAGGTGTGTATGACTTCTGCACTTTCAAGACCACTTCCAGAGTTTCATGGATTTGGATATCGTATTGCACAAATTGAAAACAACACTCATTGTAACTATAAGTGTTGGTTTTGTCCAAATGCTTATGATACTCCTGCACCGAAAGAGTGTATGAATATGGACTTGTTTCGGAAGATTCTTCTAGAAATTCGTTCGGTTTATACACCATGGGAGTTCAATGATATTTCTTTTGCAACTTATAATGAACCAAATCTAGATGATACGTTTCAAGAAAAGTTGCAACTGATGACTGATATGGGTTTTCAGTATGAACATATCTCCAATGGAAGTATGGTCACGACTGAACTTACAGACTGGTTGATTGCAAATCCACAGAATATCAAACAGTTTCGTCTCAATATTCCTACAATGGATGAGAAGAAGTGGAAGGATATCACAGGAGCATCAACTGCTGTTCTCTATCGAATGTATTATCAGTTGATGTATCTGTTTGAGAATGCACCACGACTGAACTTTCCGATTACAGTCATTGTAAATGGTGATGGTAGTCAGAATCATAAAGAAGAGTTCATGAAAGTCTATCAGAAGTTTCAGCGTTGCGCTCCTGGTATTAATTTTAGTATGACTGGACTCATTGACCGTGCAGGAACTCTTGAAGGTGCTCACTGTGAAACACAAGAACTTCAGCGTGGTCCGATTGACTGGGGAGACCAACCAACACGATGCAGTGCTGGATACTTTGATAACTTATATTTTGGTGTTAAAGGTAATGTGTTTTACTGTTGCCACGACTTTCATCAAGAATATAGTTGTGGTAATATAAATGATACACCGCTCAAAGAACTCTTAAGTTCTGAAGCATATCAAACTCAAAAACAAAGATTTCAACAAGACTTCTGCCGTAAGTGCGAACAAGCAAGACCATTGGAGACCGTAAATGAACAATCCTAATACACAACTGAAAGACCTGATTCACATAGAGCGTGGACTGATTCCTGCGAACCTATGTGACTATATCGTGGATACTGTTGAAACCAGAGAGTGGCGTCCGCATACCTGGTATAACAATGTGCAAGGAACATTTGGTTCTGAAGAGACGATGGAACTTGATGTTCAGAATATTACTGATGATCTTCAGCAGTTATTGACGCCATTTATGATTCGGGCAGGTAGTGCTTATAATGCGAAGTATCACTTTGAGTGTGAAAGAACGATGCAGATTATGAATAAGTTTTCTACCATTCGTTTTAATCGTTATAGTCCTGGTCAGATTATGAGACAGCATCACGACCACATACACTCACTTTTTGATGGTCAAGAGAAAGGTATTCCTGTGTTGAGTTTTATTGGAAACCTCAATGATGACTATGAAGGTGCTGATTTAGTCTTCTGGAACGACCACAAGGTTCCTCTTGGTAAAGGAGATATTATTATGTTTCCAAGTCTATTCTTGTTTCCTCACGGTGTTACAGAGGCAACAAAAGGTAAGCGTTGGAGTTTTGTATCTTGGGCGTGGTGATTAGAGACCACCGTGACCGTTGGAGACTGCTGCAGGATATCTTCTTGGTTGAGTTAAGTCTCCAAAATCTGTTGCATTTCCAATAGACATAATAGACACGTAATCTATTGTGTTTAAGAGACCTGGACCTGCTCCACCACCAAAAACACCACGAGTTGATGATGATGTTCCAGATATTCCATATCTTCCTTGGGTTAAATCTCCAAAGTCAGTTGCGTTTCCTGTCGATGCTATTGTGATATAATCAATTACATTTGTATTTCCAGATATAGGTGTCGAATCTCCACCCGCAATTATTCCACGAGTTGAGTTTGAACAAGCAGCATTAAATAATCTTGTTTCTGTCAAATCACCAAAATCTATTGCGTTTCCTATTGTTGAGATTGTAACAAAATCAATTACATTTTGTCTTGTCGCTGGTCCAACAAATCCACCACTGAAAACACCACGGGTTGATGAAGAACAACCTGGTGCATATTGTCTTCCGATAGTTAAGTCTCCAAAGTCTCGCGCATCACCTGTTGACGCAATAGTGATGTAATCAATCACATTAGAGTTTGATGCTCCACCTCCGAAAAGACCACGAGTTGCTGAAGAACACGCTCCAAGATTTCCTGTTGTCCTCGTTAAATCGCCAAAGTCTGCAGCGTTTCCTGTAGAAGAAATTGTAATATATTGTAGTGTATTTGTTTGTGCGGGAACACTAAAACCTCCCCATACTCCACGAGAAGATGAAGAACAAGCAGCACCCGCTTCAAAAAGATTTAATAGGTCTCCAAAGTCTATTGCGTTTCCTGTCGTTGAAATAGTTACATAGTCAATTGTGTTAACTTGAGAACCTGGTGCTTCTCCACCACCAAAAACACCACGAGCACCACCAGTCGCAGAGTCTGGTGTGAAACTATCAATCTGCCACCACGCTTCCCCGTTGTAGTATTCTAGTTTTCCAGAATCTGAATTAAATCGTAGTGCTCCTGATGGTACTGGCATAACTTATAATGCAATCTGATTAGGAGGTGTGAAGTTTGAGGTGTATTTTGCTACATCTCTATAAATTCTATAATCTTGCAAATATCCATTAACCGCTCCTGTAGCACCACCACCAAATCTTAAAATAGTTGGAGTATTATATCCCAATGTTCCACTATAAGTAGTAGAACCAATGCCTACACCGTTCACAAAAATTTCAACAGTATCGCCATTCTTTCTTTGTAATACTAAATGATTCCAAGAACCTACAGTCACAGATGAAGCAGATAGAGACCAAGTTACGCTACCAGAAGTTAAATATATATTAAATACATTTCCACTTTTACTTAAGTTGAATGCAAAATAAGTGGAACCATCAGAAGAAACAAAAAGACTTCCATCGCCAGATGAAGATGTGAATGGATTGTACCACATTTCAATTGTAAAATCTCGTTGCATTACAAAATCTGATGCACCAAAAAATCTTAATTGTTGTGCTTCTGCATTTGAAATATACAAGGAACTTCCATAATATTTTGAAAAAGTTACAATACCAACAGAAGTTGTTGTAAATCCTGTGACTCCAAATGGAAGACTTGCTGTAGTTGTTATTCCAGCAATACCACAATCACCTCTATTTTTAGGACTCACATCAGTAAAAACACTCTCACTATTAAACGGTAGTGCAAGAACCAAGTTATTAATAAAAGGGTCTGGTGCTAATGCAACTTTCTGTCCTGTATTTCCAGTCGGAACAACAAGATGAGACGTTGTGGACACAGTAGCGATACCTGCAATCACTGGTCCTGTTGTCCCATCTCGACTTGTAATATTGTTGACCTTAATAACAGACATCTTCGTACTTTTTAGTTATTTATCCGAGTCCACCGTGACCGTTGGAAATACCTTGAGACGGCAATCTTCTTCTTGTAGACTGTAAATCACCAAAGTCAATTGCATTTCCTGTGCTCATAATGGTTACATAATCAATTATATTTTGGAGTGTAGAAGTATTAATTCCACCTGCCCAAGCAACACGAGTTGGTGATGCAACTCCACATAGTTGATCTCTAGCAAGTGTTAAATCACCAAAATCAATTGCATTTCCAAGAGATGCAATTGTGATATACTCAATCACATTTGAAACTGCTGGTGCTTCTTTACCTGCATATAATCCTCGCACAGAATTTGAAGAACCTCCACCCTGTTCTCCCAGATTTATTAGATCTCCAAAGTCTGCTGCATTTCCTAGTGTTGAAATTGTAATAAAATCAATTATATTTTGTATAGTTGGAGTTAGAGGACTTTGAGTTCCTCCACAAAATACTCCACGAGTTGATGATTGAAAAGAACCCAACTCAGTTCTAGCGACAGATGTATCACCAAAATCAACACCATTCCCTGTAGATGCAATGGTCACATAGTCAATAGTATTAGAAAGGGTAGCTGCAGGTTGAATTTTACCTATAGCAAAAATTCCACGAGTTGAACTTGAACAACCAGCACCATAATTTAAATTTCCACTCAAACTTCCAAAAGATGCTGTACTTCCTGTAGAAGATATTGTTAGTGATTCAATATTATTTGTAGCAGCTGGTGAAATACCACCTGCAGAAAGACCTCTTGTGCTTGATGAGCAACAAGCGTGAAATCCTCTAGCAGTTACTAAATTTCCAAAATTGATTCCATTTCCGGTCGTTGTAATTGTAATATAATCTGTTGTTGCAATATGTGCAGGACCGTAACCACCAGTAAAAACACCACGAGCACCACCAGTCTGAATGTCTGGTGAGTCAGTTGTGAGATTCACCCATTCTCCTGTTTGTGTTGTGGTTCCAAACCCCACAGGACCACCACGATAATACTCTAACTTCATCGAATCAGTGTTGAATCTGATTGCTCCTGGTACTACAACTAGTGGTGCGTTTTCGTTGATAGGCATATTAGTCTCCTAAACCTCCGTGAGCGTCAGAACAAGCGGCACCAGCAAATGTTGCTGATAATAAATCTCCAAAATCAATAGCATTTCCAGTTGATGTTATGGTAATATAATCAATAATATTAGTTCCTCCAGGATTTAGTCCACCAAAAAATACTCCACGAGTTGATGAAGAACAAGCACCAAGTCTAGATCTAGCAGAGGTCAAATCTCCAAAGTCTATTGCATCCCCAATAGATGCAATAGTAACGTAATCAATTACATTTTGTTCTGACCCACCACCTGTTCCTCCTCCAAATATTCCCCTAATTGAATTTGAGCAAGCTGATAATCTTGCAACTCCTATGGTTCTATCTCCAAAGTCTATTGCATTACCTAATGTAGATATTGTAATATAACTAATTACATTAGTAACTCCTGGAACTGCGCCACCTCCAATTAAACTTCTAGTTGGAGAAGAGCACGCAGCGGATTCATTTGTTTCTTGTACTAAATCTCCAAATTTAATTGCGTTTCCTAATGATGCAATTGTAAAAACATCAATTGTGCTGACTCTTGTTAATGGACTCAAACCTGGATTGTATCCACCTGCAAAAATTCCACGAGTTGAATTTGAAGTTCCACAAATAAATCGTCTTGCTTGAGTTAAATCTCCAAAAATAAATGCATTTCCTGGTGATGAAATTGATACATAATCAAGTCTAACAGTTGTTGGTTCTCCTCCACCAAAAATACCACGAACGCTAGATGCACAAGATCCTAATTTATCTCTGGCGATAGTTAGATCACCAAAATCTAATGAGTTTCCTGTGGATGATATTGTTATGTATTGAATAACATTACTATTTGCTGGGTTTTGTCCACCACCAAACAAACCTCTTCCTCTTCCACCACGATACTCTGTGACTCCACTAGGCATCAACATTCCTGATGTGCTACTGAATGTTGTAATACCTGCAATGTCTGGTCCTGCTGTTCCTGCCTGATTACTGATTTGGTCGATTCTAAAGTCAGACATTTCTTATAGACCTCCGTGACCGTTGGAGAGACCTGCTATATGA